GGCTCATTATCCCGGTGACGATCGCTGGGACAATATTTGGGGCGATAACGTACGAGTTGCTGTGATTCATAATAATACCCCAAGTAACTTTTCCAATGTTACATATGTAGCAAGCACTATTAACAAAACTGAAAACCCAGTATGGATTGTTTATCCGTGGGAGAAAAGCAATGTTTAAAGAATCTGACAATATTGTAAAGACAAAAAAATATGATGTGTACGCTGTAAACACATTAACACAAGGACATATTGTGTTTGTGCCAAAAAAAGACACTTGGCAAAATTTGCGAGACTGTTTTGAAGCAGCATATAAATGGGGGTATGACTGGGTGGATAAAGACTATTGTAAATCATTTCATGTATTGCAAAACGTAGGCAAAATAGCAGGTAATGAAAATGGAAATCTTGTTTACCTAATTCCAAGACAAGAAAAAGACAATATCGATTTAGATAAAGTTAAAACATTTTTTAACTTTTAATTGACAAAAACCTAAATACAAAGTATATTATACAGATGACATCCACGTCAATAACTCGGAGATAAGATGAAAAAATACGAAGAAATTATACAGCGCATTAAAGACGCCGGCGAAGGCTTTCACGCAAACGATAATATTACTAAGTTTATCGAAGATGGCGAAAAAGAACAACTAATCGATGAACTTACTGAAAAGTTTGAAGGTGTTCTTGACGCACTTATCATTGATCGTAACAATGATCCTAACTCGCAAGATACTGCTCGGCGCCTCGCGAAAATGTACTACAAAGAAATTATGAGCGGACGTTATGATGCTCGTCCTAATGCTACTGCTTTTCCTAATGTAACTAATGACCCTTATAAAGGCATGTTAGTAGTACGTAGTGAACTTAAAAGTATGTGCTCGCATCATCATCAACCAGTAAGCGGTGTAGCATACATTGGTATTATTGCTGCTGACACACTTATTGGACTTAGTAAGTATACACGTTTAGCACAATGGTGCGCACGTCGCGGTACCTTACAAGAAGAACTAGCAATGGATATTGCTAAAGAAATTATGAATGCTACTGGGTCTGAACATGTTGGTGTTTATATTCAAGCTACACACGGCTGTTGCGAAAATCGTGGCATTAGTGCACATAGCTCACTTACTCAAACCACTGTCCTTAAAGGTGCATTTTACGACGATCCTAGCACTAAAAAAGAGTTTATGGACAATATCAAACTACAACAAGGATATGCAAACTAATGGCTGCTACAAAACCAGTAGAACTTGGCCCGTTTCAAACTATTTACGATAGCGACGATGAGGGTGTAATTAGAAAAGAACTAATTATATATAGAAAAGTAGGAGATCGAGTACTTCGTGAAACTGCTGTACGTGAATATCATCGAGAAAGCGACTATCACGATTCACTCAGTGTAACCCCAATTTATTATGGAGACAAAGATGGCTGAACCAGTAGATGTAAGTAAAAAGCACTTTTACATAAGTCTAGTAAAGAGTGCTGTGCGTATTGGTGCTGGGGCTGCTTTTGTAAGTAGTTTGTTTACACCAGTAATAGTAATGCCAGTTGTAGTAGGCGGTGCACTGCTAATTGCAGCAGAAGTTCTTGGCATCCTTGAGGAGCTTTAATGAAATTACGATACTCTGAAGCATTTTATAGTGTACAAGGTGAAGGCAAGTATGTAGGTGTACCCAGTGTATTCCTACGTACATTTGGTTGTAACTTCCGTTGTATGAACTTTGGTCTTCCGAAAGACAAAGATCGATGGGAACAACATGCCGAAGGCAATAGATACAATCCCGAAGTAAAAGAACTTATTGATAATAAAGTTCACGAAACTACGGAAAAGTTTGAAGATCTGCCTATTATTCACACAGGCTGCGATACTTACGCAAGCATTTATCCTGAATTTAAACATTTTAATCGGCAAGCAGATGTCGAAGAAGTAGTAGAACACTTGCTGAGTCTTACTCCAGAAGGTAAGTGGACTATGGATAATGGTCAAGATATTCATCTAATTCTAACAGGCGGTGAACCTTTGCTTGCTTGGCAACGACTATATATCGAACTGTTCGAACATCCCCGAATGTCAGATTTAAAGAACGTAACATTCGAGACAAATACAACACAAAAATTACACAAAGAATTTAAAGAATATTTAGATACTCAGGACCGTTTTGAAGTAACATGGAGTTGTTCTCCTAAACTAAGTGTTTCAGGCGAACCCTGGGAAACTGCTATTCTCCCTGATATTGCAAAACAATACAGTGAAATTAAAGGCAGTGACTTATACTTAAAATTTGTTGTAGCTGATAAAGATGATATTGATGAAGTTTCTAAAGCAGTAAACGAATATCGTGCAGTTGGTGTAGAGTGTCCAGTATATTGTATGCCACTAGGCGGTCGTTCTGAAGAATATAATATGAATGTTAAAGAAGTAGCTGAAATTTGTATGCAGCGTGGATGGCGATTTACCCCAAGACTGCACATTTCACTATTTGGTAATGCATGGGGAACATAATGAAAAATATGCTAAAACGCCTAATGGGCATTGACAAACTTGAAAAAGAAAAGCTTAAACTGCTTGAAGAAACTGATCCTAAAGCAGCAGCAACAGCTAAAGGTGAGCCTTATATTGCAGTAATTGATACACAAGTTAATCCAGATAATATTAAAAATGGTTTTTTTGAATTAGATTGGAACAACGAATTTATCGAACAATTACTCGATGCTGGTTATAAAGGCGAAACCAACGAAGATATTGTCGATCAATGGTTTAGAACAATTGTACAGCAAATGCTTGTCGAAGACGGGCAGAGTACAGACAGAGACATGGGTTACATCAATGTTATACCGATCGACAAAGGAAAATCAGAAGTTTCTTAAAAAGTTGGTTGACTTTTCCTTTATTATATACTAGTATAATTATATGAGCACTTATATTCTAGTTGATACTATGAACACTTTCTTTCGAGCTAGACACGTAGTTCGGGGAAGTCTCGACGACAAAGTCGGTATGGCTTTACATGTTACTCTTAACAGCATTAAAAAGGCATGGCAAGACTTTGATGCAGATCATGTTGTATTTTGCTTAGAAGGGCGTAGTTGGCGCAAAGACGTATACGCACCGTACAAACGAAATCGGCAAGAAGCACGAGACGCTATGAATGCACAGCAAGCCGAAGAAGATCGTGTATTCTTTGAAATCTTTGACGAATTTAAAGACTTTGTTCGCACAAAAACTAACTGCACAGTACTGCATAATAAACAATTAGAAGCAGATGACCTTATTGCTGGGTGGGTGCAAGAGCATCCGAACGATAATCATGTTATTCTTAGTACAGACGGTGATTTTGCACAACTTATTGCACCTAATGTAAAGCAATACAATGGTGTAAGTAATGTAACTATTACTCACGAAGGCTACTTTGACGATAAAGGCAAACGTGTTATAGATAAAAAAACAGGCGAAGAAAAGCCTGCGCCTAATCCGCAGTGGCTACTTTTTGAAAAGTGTATGCGTGGCGATACTAGTGACAATATTTTTAGTGCATATCCAGGTGTACGTAAAAAAGGTACTAAAAATAAAGTTGGGCTATTTGAAGCTTTTGCAGATAAGAATACAAAAGGCTACAACTGGAACAACATGATGCTACAACGCTGGACAGATCACAAAGGAGTAGAACATCGTGTGATTGATGACTACAATAGAAATGTACTGCTTTGTGATCTAACAGCACAGCCTGTCGATATTAAAGAACTTATTACAAGTACTATTGATAGCGAGACTGAATCACCTAAAGATTTGTCACAAGTTGGTGTTAGGCTTCTAAAATTTTGTCACAAGTGGGATATGAATAGAATTGCAGACAACATTAGTTTGTATGCAGAACCGTTTCAATCAAGGTATGTAAAATGAACGCTAAAGAAATTTTAAAAGATAAGTTTTGGATTGTAGAAGATAACGGTGAAAGTGTAGGTACAATTTCGTTTAACAACGATCATTACATTGTACACACCGAAAAAGACTCGCCTGCTGTTTGTAATTCAAAGTCTAGTGTAAACAAAAAACTAGGATCGCTTACTTGGACGCAACTAAAAGTTACAGAAACTACACAATTTTATGTGCACGATTTCCCTACAAATTGTAAACCTTTTAACAGTATGTATGACATAAAACGGAAACTTCCGTTGTTTACAAAAAGTGAAAAATCGAAAAGTGTTTACTGTGCAGGATACTACATCATCCAATTCAATAAAGGTTGGGTAAAAAGTTACTGTCCTAAACTAATTACAATTGAACGATACAATAACAAAGGCCCATTTAAAACTGATATAGAAATGCGGCAACAACTGAGTATTGCAAATGCAAAAACAACCAATTAATACGTCTCCTATCAAACAATTTTTGACTCTTGTTAAAGAAGCTGAAACTAGTCGACAACAAGAAATTAGGATGAATGTAGATCAAGCAAAAAAGTTGCACTACTGTCTTACAGAACTTTTAGCAAGGCATACAGAAGACTTGGAATCTCTTCTTATGTCTCAACCCCAACAGAATAATGAAGTAATCAATATCAGAATGGACGGCGGTTCTAGCTGGTAAAAGATAAATATATACGTATATAATGAGGAACGATAAATGAGTAGGCCAAAGCCTGTAGTACTAAAAGAGTACACAGACAAGAACACATATAGAACTGAGCAAGTGTTAGAAGCTGAGGCAATTTGGGCTGTATTCTTCCAAGGTAAGCCTTTTAACCTAAAAAGTTTTAACAGCCTAACAAATTACCCTGGCCCAAAGTATAAAAAGACAAGTTTCAGTAATCCCGGACATGCTCATAACTTAGCAGAACGGTTAAATACTGTTTGGAAGACAGACGAATTCAAGGTCGTTAAGTTTACAAACAGTTTTACAGAGAATGAATAGAGTCACATACACTAAAATTTTTTTAAACAGTTCTAAATTAAGCACCGATGATGCTAATATTAAAAAATATTCGTCAGACTGGTGGTATAATACTCGTGACAAAAAAGAAGGTGGACTACGTCTCACTGAAGCAGGGCGTGATTTTTTAAAAAATAATCTAGAACTTACACTTTTTAGAATAAAATTTCCCCCCGATGTAAACATTTATAAAACAAACATTCTGATACATTTAGACAACTTTATCACTTGTCCGTACTATCTCACAAAAAAATATATCGAAGTAACAGACGATCGCAAAGCTATGGAGATAAGTCTATTTTCTGGTGATATAGAACGATACGGCTTAATAAAGGCAATTGAGCGTCAAAAAAACATTTGACTTTCTAGCCGATTTGTCGTATTATATACATAGTTAATAAACAAACAGGTACACATCATGGACACGATTCGCACTACTTCCCCTAATAGCGCAAAAAAAGTTATTGCTGCTGCATTCGATCAACAACGCCCTATTTTTGTTTGGGGACCTCCGGGTATTGGTAAATCCGACATTGTACATCAGATCGGCGAAAGCATGGATGCGCATGTTATTGATATTCGTTTGAGCCTTTGGGAGCCTACTGATATTAAAGGTATTCCATATTTTGATTCTAATGTAAATAAAATGGTATGGGCTGCACCAAGTGAACTGCCGGATGAAGAAATGGCTAGTGAACACAAGCATGTTATTCTTTTTCTTGACGAAATGAACTCAGCTGCACCAGCTGTGCAAGCGGCTGCATATCAGCTTATTCTAAATCGTCGTGTAGGTCAGTACAAACTACCAGATAACGTTCTTATCGTAGCTGCTGGTAACCGTGATAGCGACAAAGGTGTTACATATCGTATGCCAGC